CTTCTTTGGCATAGTTCGCATTAAAGTTAAAGGAAACCGAACCGCCACAATGCTTGCTTGCAGCGCTCGCATTAGGGCCACCCGCCCAAGCATGCTGCACCCTTAACGGGTAAGCGTCGGTCTGCGTTGTCCCTGTGTTGGTCGAACATACGTGCAGTTCAAACCGCAACGAAGTCGCATCAGTCGTATCAAGATCCACAAACTCAACTGCTGACGTTGTGTCATCCTCAGCAACCCAAGAAGCAATAGAAAGAAAACTCATTCTGCTTTCCTTCCACCCCAAACAGCCCACGGCTGGTAATCAGCTTGGCCGTTGTTGTAAGGGGTACGCACAAAGAAATCATTCATTACGGTTGTTCGTTGAATTATCCCGTACGCCCAGAATGTGTCCTGATACTGCCCATTATTTCCACCGTTGTAGTTATGCCTTGCCACAAATGGTTTGTAATCAGTTGTAGACGCACAGTTCGTTACATAGATCCACCAACTTGCCGAGTAGTTAGAAATGCCAGATATGAACTGCAAACTTGAACTGTTTTCGGTGCCATAACCATAGCCTCCCCAGTTTCCTCGCTTTATGTACGCTGACCCACCAACCCCGTAACCACCAGACTCAGCGCCATAACCAAGATAGATAGAACCAGCACCTGACCAGCTAGAGTTTTGTGAACTGTTTACCCAAATCAGAAGCTCATCGTATTTAGGTGTCGCAGTATTGATGTTGGTAACTCCAAAGTTGCCTGTGCCGTGTCCATCGTTGATGTATGTCCAACGCTCTGCGGGTGTTTGCCCACCGCTACCAAAGAACCCACCGTTCAACGCCTCAGACATCGCCTTGCCTGGGTAGCCCTTTAAGTATTCAGACCGACCCTGCCAATTACTGACGTTCGTACTCGGGTTAAAGCGCTCCTGTTTCATGGTCTAGCTGTGCCTGTTCACGTAGCCAGCAAAGTTGATTCTGTCTACGGCGGAGCAGTACCCGTTCACAATTTTTGGTGTTCCAGTATTTCCTTTAAGGATTAGCCCAGGAACCAACAGATACAAGCCAGCTTCCGTTGGCACAGTAAACAAACTGTTGCTTACTGTGTAACCCGCTTGGCCCCAACCAATCGTGACTTCTTCATCTGCGGTGTAAACATTGGTTGCCCAAATCCACACCTCATCGATATGGCTAGCATTACTTGAAGCAGTATGAAGAGTTGTGTTGCTGCCAGTGCATTGAATCATTTTCCCATCAGTGCTACCCGACAGAGGTATTTTTTCTATAGCCATAATCTGTTCCTATGCCGTTATGTGGTTGACGTAACCAGTGAGATTGATTGAGTTAGCGAGAGACGCTTTGCATTCGACCGTCAACGCCGACGCATTGCCTTTAAGGATCAGGCCAGGAATGACAAGCTTGTATCCAGTCTTAGTTGGAATCGTTACCTTGATTCGGTTGTCATCCAATGTGTCTGGGTTAGCGCCCCAACCGATATGAAGAACAGCGTCTGTCGCAGAAGCGTTAGTCGCATAAATCCAAATTTCGTCATACGAAGTAGTCGCCGTTGGCCCCGTATGCACTGTGGTCACAGACGTTGTGACATCATACGCCTGACCATCATTAGCCGAAGTCCCCGACAATAAACCTTTAGTAACAGCCATCAGCTAAACACCTGCACTTCCAATATCGACGTGCCGTTCGCTTGAACGAACGCCGTCGTAGCTAACTGAGTAGTGTTGGTCCCCACCGCAGCAGTAGGCGCAGTTGGCGTACCTGTAAATGCAGGTGAAGCCAACGGCGCAGTACCAGACGGTAGCGAGGAGTACCCGAGAGAGGTCCACGCTGTGCTTCCGTCACCGATCTTATAAAAATCTGTATCAGTTTCTATCGCCAGTTCTCCTGCCGCCAACGTCGGATTGTTTGATGTCCAGTTGGCTGCCGTGTCACGGCGCAGTTGAATAATTACAGCCATAATTTACTCCTATTGTGGCCCTGAATCGCCGCCGTCAAGACTGACAACAGTATAAGTTGAATTAGATAAACCACCGTCGATGTTCGCAGTGGTTAAACCCCGAGGACCTTGTAGGCCCCCGTAGGCGAGACTGTTCCAGTTCGTGCTGCCATCACCAATCTTAAATTGGCCTGCCTGCTGCCCACCACCAGCGTCGGTTTGCAACGCAAACTCGCCATCAGCAAGAACAGGATTAGCAGTATTCCACTGAGAATAAGTTCCCCGTCTAAATTGAATCTGTAACGGCATTACGTTACGCCTCCTGCATCAATCGGGCTAATGCCTCCATAAGTATCAGATGGCGAACCGCCGTCTAATAAACCATTACTTTGTCCCGCAGGCCCACTAGGACCAGCAGGACCGACACTTCCTGTCGGGCCTGAAGGCCCAGGACTACCAGTAGGACCAGGAGGTCCACCTGCTGGCCCAACAGGACCAGTCGGCCCAGTCGGACCAGTATTTCCTATAGGTCCAGTAGGGCCAGGACCACCTGTAGGCCCAGTAGGGCCAGTTGGTCCAGTGTTTCCTTGCGCTCCTTGCGGACCTTGCGGACCTTGACTACCTGTCGGGCCTTGTGGTCCCGACGGTCCAGTGCTTCCTTGTGGGCCTTGAGGACCTACAAGAGATAACCCAACAGGCCAAGATCCACTTGCTTTAGGACCAAAGAAATAGTTAGTTGTTAGGTTTATGTAAAAGTCACCGTCAACACCAACACCAGAAGTTGGGTCACTTGACCCGCTAAGAATTGTTCGACCATCTGGACCTGTAGGACCCGATGGTCCAGTCGGGCCAGCGGCACCAGCAGGCCCAGGACCCCCAGAAGACCCAGGACCAGAAATCAGTTGCCAATAAGAAGTGCTAGTTGCAGGAGTTTGTCCTGAATGAGAAGTACGAGAAACATAAGAAGCGTTGTTGTATACAACCACGTCCCCAACGGCATACGAGGTACCTGAAGACCAAGTACCTCGGTAATTAAAACCGTCAGAATACGAAATTAAGTTAGTTCCACCACCAACGTCATTAACGTATGTTGCCCCTGTGCTCATTCAAGTGCCCCTAAACGTTGGTCGATGTCTTGCACTGCTTTCACAAGCATCGCAAGCATCGACTTCTCTCGATAAACAATCGGGTCGCCTTCAGAGTCATACAAAGTTGCGTCTGGCGCAGCTTCATGGACTTCTTCAGCAATAAACCCAAGCTCAGGAGTTTGAGTTTCGTAATCTAAACCAGAGTTGGTAGCTACTTCTTCATTCCAACGGAACGTGCGAGGCTTTAACGCTCGTAGTTTCGTCCAGTTCTCTTCAGTTTCGACATCTTCTACATCTTCTTTGAAACGAATCGATGAAGAACTAATGCCAAGCTGATTTAAGCCGCTCGTCGTGATAACAGCGTTCGTCCCCGACAAAGAAGGCCAACCCTGTTCTGCGTGAAGTGAAAGCACACCATTTGATTGAGCGATAGCTAAATGAGATGTGTCATTGTGGACAAAACGAAACCCAGGACCAATGTTGGTAGACCCGACTGTAATTACGTCGTTCCACTCAATCCAATCTTGGTTTGTGGTGTAATCATTACCCATATAGATACGGGCATAATCAACTTCAGTATTAACTCTGAGCGCTCCTGCAATATCCACATTTTGTCGAACATTCAACCATTGACAATCAATGCGAGTGCCATCACCAGCAGTGTAAGTAGCGCCATTCCCTGTCCATTGATCTGTGTAACCAATAATGTCGCCCATCACTGCGATGGAACCATTTATAACTAAACGGTATTGAGATCTTGGCCTATCACCGCCAGCACCACCACCACCAGACTGAGTGTCATATTTTGTGTATTGGTAATGATTAGAAGAGTACGGAGTATTTGAGTTAGTACCAACTGGCACACCGCTGTCAAACAGCTTTCCGCCAGCAGAACCTGTCGTAATGCTCGTGCCAGCACCAAGCCCAACAGTATTTTCTTGTGCCGTATCTAAATAGAAAGCATTAGAAGCACCAAGACCTGTTGTGCCAGAAGAAGTAAAAGTTCCACTTGTTAAAGCACCGCTAACAGTCAAACCACCAGTAATAGCACCACCAGTGTTTTGAACTACCCCAGGATAAGTCCCTGTTTGCCCAGCAACACCTTCAAGCCAGTTCTTCAAATACGTCCAGTTAGTATTGTGCTCACTGGCAACAATGGCGTTACCTGCTACAGCTACATTTGGCGCAGTAAAAGTTGCCATTAACGCAATCTCCTATGTAGATAAGTAAATGCCATAGCGTTTACTTCCCAAGCCTCATCATTAGTGGGACCTTCGACCTTCATTTGTATAGCCTTCGCTGTCCCAAGTGTAGGCAAACGTTCAATTTGAGTAATGTTTGTATTCGGCTCTCCAGCCCAAAGACTTGTATCCCAAACCCCAGTACCACCAGTAGGCCCAGCCCCAGAAGCCCAAGTGGCTGCTGCGGCACCGCTACCTTGCACACCGAATGGCATCGACTTCTTAAAATCAGCAGTGTCGTAATCCACATACAATTTCGCAGTTAAAGCAACAGTCGAATCAGACGACGTAACGATACGAGGCTTACCCCAACGTTTACGAACAATAGGATTCTTACCCACTAACCAACTAGTCGTATAAGAACTAGTTATATGAGATGTAGTAGAACCATAAAAATCGCTTTGACGCTCTTGTTCCATTTCTACAACTCGACCAGTATTAGAAAGACAAGCACCAAGAAGAATCTGTTGATCATTTGGTGGAGCAAACGTCAACATTGAATTTGCGTCAATATCAGTCATAGTCCAAGCCCCGCTAGAACCAAGAGTTGGATCATAAATAAGAACACGACGACTAGTCGTAAGCTCTGAAGTTTCAGACCAATCAACTGACACATACAAACGATTCTTAAACCAAGCAAGTTGTGGAGGATTAGTAAATTGCAACCTGCCATCATCAATGGCTGGCTGCAACTTCTCGAAAACCCACACAAACCTTTCCCCGTTGTATACCCAAACTCCTTGACGGTCATACCAAAAGAACACGCCATACGGAGTAGACACTGGCGACGACATAGACACAGAACCAACATCTTGACTTAAAGGCACCATCTGAAACGATTCAGTACTGTTGCCAAATAACGCATGCACGCTGTTGGTTTTGAATATAAGCAGTCGATCAGCGTAAGGAACTAAAGCTGACACTATGTCGCCTCGTTCCCCAGCATTCACATCTATATAGTCATAGTCTTGCCATGACTCTGGATCATCGATCTTTGACCAGCGCACACGATTCTTATAGTCGGTGCCGCTTTCTTTAGTGTGACCTACCCACGCAAAGTTATTCCAATGACAGGTGTACTTCGCTATAGGATAATTTCCTGCTGAACCATTAATGTTCGACGCAAGGTTTGAAGCAGTAGTGCCGTCATAAACAAACGAAGCAGCGTCACCAGACACTCCATAAAACTTGTTGTTTGTTGTTTGACCGTACATGCGGTCACCGTTAGTAACACTAATTCCACTTATTGTTGCAAAATCACCTGATCCGCCTGAAGCGGATTGAGCAACAGTTGTCCCGTAAGAACAAATAACTCGGGCGGTTCCCCCGTCTGGGGTGAACTGCCCTAAACCAGTAACGTTGCTCCCTAAGACAGTGCCGTTTCTTTTTACGACACCTAAACGCATTTTGATGCCGCCCCGAGGGTCAACATCAACGTTTAACATTTCAGGGCTTTCGTTAGAAGCTAGATTGAACTGGTCGGAACGCAAATTCAAGCCGCCACTAAAGTCTTCTAGCATTTCAAGTTTGAAGCCAGACCGTTTCGACATGCTTACTCCCAGCTATATCGGAGTCGGTCAGGCATAGCGCTCTGCGAACGCCATCTAGAAGCATTTCTGTTATTCAAAACAAGAGGTTGCGGAGCGGGCACATCTAAGTGACGTGCTCGTAAATTATCTAACTCTCTCATAAAGCTGTTCATGTACGAAGCAGCCATTTCCAAATCTTCTTGCTGCTCATATGCACGACTAATGCCATATGTCGCAATAACAACATGGAAAGGTTCAGGAAAGTCAGAAGGAGATACTGAATCTAAAGATCCTGCCCCAAACGCTGAAGGGTTTTTGTATCCTCTCACGTATAACGTTTGAGCAGAAGATGGAGTTGGATACAACCTTACGTTGTCAGCCCAAAAACTCCAGTAGTAAACATCCCCTGTGCTAGCTGAGTTCAATGGGTAAACAATGTCACCGTCATCTCGACCTAAGAATGTGAGCACATGGTCGTCTGTGCGAATCGCTTGAACTTCTCTTAGCCCATTAGTAACAGAGGCACCAACGGTAGCAAGTGTGTAGTCAGAGGTAGAAGAAACTGTGTCAAATGTGGTGGAAACTTCATACCAAGGCCAGCGTTTTTCACTGTAAACAACTTGATCGTAGCCTTCCCCTAAGAAGCGGTTCAATATGTCATCAGAGATATCACTGCTGTCAATTTCAACAATGCTTCTGATGTAAGCACGCATGTCGCCTATGTTCACCGCTACTCCTTATGGAAAGAGCATAAGCTCTGCCCCTCAGGGGGCCGAGCTTTGCAGGGTTCACCAGCTTTCGTAGTAGCAGAACAAGAAGATTGTGGTTCTTCATGTGGAAGATCAGCGTGAACTGTTCTCACGTTTCGCCCACCAAAGTATCGGTCACGGGAAACAGGCTGCGAATAACCTTCGCCTGGATCTCCGTATGCTCTTCGGTTTGTTCCGTACCCTATTGCTAGTTCTCTACCCATAAATCCTCAGAATACTGGATGGGGTGAGGGCAAAGCGCCCTCACCCCATCATTGTGGAGCTATTAGGCAGTTGCGCCTGTTAGCTTACCTTGTCGCGCTCGGTTAGAGCAGGTTAGCTGTCCGTAGCAAAGGATCTGTGAGAACACAGCATCCTGGTTTGTAGGACGCACGAACGGAGTTGGCTTGAACCAAACATCCGAGTGCCGCACCAGTTGCAGGTACTTGGTGTTCAGGAAGTAAACAACTCCTGAAGCGCAAGCACCATCAAATGTTACGGGCGCACCCTTGAACATGAGGTTCTGGAACCCAGCGTCTGCCATGTCGGTATCTGTGTACCGAATGTTTGACGTAAGAAGGGTTTCATACTTCTCATAAAGTGTTTGAGTTGTAAGAACAATCGTTGGTTGATCATTGCCAACTGAAACGTTGTTGTACATGGTTGCCATTGCAGCAGTGGTTAGTGCGCCACCGACTGCAGTTTCGCTGGAAGTCCACCATTCATTAACGCTGGATGCAGCACTTGGGTCAATTCCGCCAAGTGTGTTAGCGGTAAGGGTTGAGCCATCGACAATGTGAGCGATGCCTTCCCAGTCTTTGCCGCTGTTGCCAGTGCCATCTGCGTGGAACATGGTGTTCATGTTCTCGATGATGGTTTCTTGCGTTTGGAAGATTTTGCCTTCGAGAAGGTCAATGATTTGAGCTTCGCCGTTGTTTTTGGCTTCTTCCATGCCGTTGATTGTTACGGTGGCAGCGTACTGTCCCCAGTCGTACTCAGCAGCCGAAATGCCTGTCTGAGCAGTCGTGGAAATAGTGTCGGTGCCGCTGTACGAACCAGCGGTTGAGTTGGTTCCATAAATTACTGGTACAACGATCTTTGCACCACCCGAAACTGTTCGCATTGTTGACGAGTTTGTCAACGCATAGAAGAGCGGACGGGCACTGAAAATATTGTCAACCAGCTTAGGGACGTAGTTATTGAGAGTCGTAGTCAGAATCTCATCGAAATTGCTGTTCCCAGCCATTTGTTATTTCTCCTAAAAGGTTAAGTGCTTAATTGCTTTTTTGCCAATTCAAACGCTTCCCTGATACTGCCAGCCTTACCTTCAGGCTTTGGTTGGGTTCCCGATTGGGTTGACCCACCTGGAGTAACAACAGCCGCCTCACGTTTCTGATTCGTAATTTCCTGTTCTTTCTGCAGTTTGTCCGCTGTCGTTTTAACGTCGTTAAATTGCCAGTGGGCGTATGCCGCTTCAAGATTAGGTATTTGATTCTTTAACGCATGGTTGAGAAGTTCGCGAGAATCAAATTCTCCGTACTTCTCTTGCAGCTTTTGGACCTCGTTTTCTATAGCGGTTTGACGTGCTGCTGCTTCTTGCTTTTCGATTTTCTGCTCTAGCTGAGCCAATCTTTTAGCTGTGGGGTCTTCATCTTCCCACACATCGGGTTCCTCTGCGGTAACAGAAGGAGTGTCCAAATCAAAAGATCTAGCTAAAACCTTTAATGTTTCTTCTGGGTTTGATTCTAAAGCGGATACAATCGCTTCGGCTTGTTGCAAGCGTTCACGTTCTGCAGATATCTCCTGCGTTTTGCGGGTGTAATCCGCTTGACGCTGATATCCGTTCAAAAGTTCACTTTCGGGTATCTGCATTTCCTCGCCGTCCACCTTTACGGTGTACATTGGCTCGTCTACTGCAGGTCCTTCATCAACTTCAATATGGTCTGAAGCTTCAAGATTGTCCACAGGTTCTGTGGATTCCGTCATAACTTCTGTTTCTTCGGGCACTAGCCCCTCCTAGGAGTCTTCAATGAGTTGCTCCTATAAGAATATAGCCGTGTCCCATTTACAAAGCAGGGAGTTCCATTCCCATTTGTCCTTGCAACTGGGCTAGAAGCTCTGGTGGGACTCCACCAGTCGGCGCAAAAGCGCCTCCTTCTGCTGGAGGCATAGGTGCTCCCCCCATCATGGGAGGCATACCTGCCGCAGCAGGGTCTTCTGGCGGAAGTTGTTCTTCTTCCGCCATTGTTTGCTGATCTGGTTGTTGAATCAGGAACTTTTCGGGGTCTTTGATCCCGAAACCTGATTCCAACACATGAACAGCGAGCGCTTGGGGGTCGATAACCGTTCCCACAAGTGGGGCCACAGCATTCATCAAACTGATTGCCTGCTGCTTCCGAATGGTGTCGTTCATAGGCTGAGTTGAGCCTGCCTGAACTGAGAAATCGTATTCCCCTATGATGTCTTCACGGGAATATTCAATAAAGAGATCTTGTCCTTTACCTGAAACCCGAGCCATGTGTTCACCAGTCATGAACTGTTGCATGAGTTGAATCACACGACGAGCGACTGCCGAAATTGCTATTTCAACAATCGCTAATTTGTCCGCAGCCCTAGCATTTTGAGCATCTGCAATA